CAAAATAATAATTCGCCTGTTTATATGTACCACCTGTCGCAATTGATGCGAGATTTGGTGTCAATGTTGAAGAGGTAAATGCGCCGACAGTATTATTATTTGGCCCCGTGGTCATATCCAAAAAGCTACCTGTAATATTTTGCAGCGTATCGCTCTGAGCACTCAATAACGCTCGCCCACTGTCCACTCCACGCCCATCATCCCAGCCACGAATAAACTCACCACGTAAATCAGGCAATTTATTTGTCGGATAAGCCTTTGCCAGTTCCGGGTATTCTTCAGCAGAAAAAGCCGCGCCGTTGCATTTCAGCCAGCCTGTTGGTGGAGTGGCGGAAGGCCATGGAACAGGGACACCAACGGGTAATGCAGAGCCTTCTCCCAAACCAAGGTATGCGAGAAGACCGGCAACATCCTTTCCACTCAAATGAGTCAGCGTCTCATCCAGTGGCTGCTTACCTGACAGCGCATTGTTAATGGTGGTGCTGAATTTCGGGTCATTGTTAATGGCCGCGGCAATTTCTTTCAGTGTGTCCAGCGTGTCAGGCGCACCGTTAATCAGAGCGGTAATAGCGGCCTGTACAAACGCAGTGGTCGCAATCCGCGTGGTGTTATTTCCTGCGGCAGGCGTCGGCGCTTTTGGTTCTCCGGTAAATGTCGGATTATGTTTCTGCGCATACTGGGTATGAGGATCCTGTGCGGCAATGTGGTTTCTCATCTGGTCATCCACATACAGCCTTAATTCCAGGACTTCATCATCCACGTATTTACGGGTCGCCAGTACCACCGACGGGTCGATTTTCAGCGTGATGGCTTCGGTATTCGTGACAACCAGAATCATGCGGATAGTCTGGGTACGACCACTGCCTTCCTGCAACTGCGGTTTGTACGTTTCCGGGCAGTTCGCCACCGCAATGAGTACGCCTTCATCATCATAAAGCCCAATCTCACGGATCCAGAATCCGCCCTCGTTCTCAGGGATGATTTGCTCCGCAATAATCTGGCTCTGGTTGTTCGGGTCAACACTCAGAAGATTCAGCGGCGCGATGCGTTTCTGGTTAATCAGTTTTGTCTGTGCCGGGTCTGGTGTCGGCAAGACACCATTCGCATCACCAACGGCCATTTGCGTCAGATTCAGCTTACTGCCGAGCATCGTCGCGTTAGCCAGCCGTGCTGCGCCCTGATTAGTCAGAATGGCGTAGTATTTCACTGTCATGCGTTTACTCTCAGGTTATCAATTAAATGAATGGCCGAGGCCGGGAAATAATCCCCTCCGACAATAATGGCCTCCGGGGTGTAGGGATAAACCGTCAGGGCGTCACCGTGATAGCATCCTGCACCGGCAAAAATGTTGCCGGTTGTACTTAAACTGATAGCCAGTCCCGTCAGATGGCGGCTTGCAGGTTTTGCATCAGCAACGAGGCGCTCCAGCTCCTGATACATTTCCTCGGTAATACCCTGCTCAAGCACGCCAACAACGATGCGGAACGTCCCCGGCTCCTCGTTGAGCTGCCACCACTCCCTCACCTCAATCAGATAGCCGAGCGGCTCCACCACACGCCGGATTGCACCTATAGTGCCCTTATGGCAGTGAATGAAATACGCATCGCGGATAACAGCGCGTTTTGTCGCTTCCGGCCACTTATCATCCCAGCGGTCAACCGAAAATGACCACGCCAGCCACGGCAGCAGATTTGCCGGACAGGTATCCGGGTTCCACAGCTCACGAATACTGACCGGCGTTTTTTCAATTTCCGCACAGGCTTTTGCGGCGGCGACTTCAAGCGGTGATGAGCCGGTCGGCAGCAGGCGCGAATCACTCATCCGAGCCTCCGGTCACGACGCGGTATTCGGTACAGAAAGACGCCTGCGTACTGTTGAGCACGATGTCGGCCAGCGGTGCAGCCAGTTCGACACGCTGCACGCCTTCCACATGCAAAGCGGCATAAATGGCAGACAGTCGGATGTCGCGCCCCAGCCGGTGCTGTGCCGTGATGTACGCTTCCAGTTTTTTCACGGCGGCAGCGCGGATGGGTTCGCTTTCGGGACCTGGGTAAAGGTAAAGCGTGGCGTTTATCTGATATTCAACAATGGCGGCAGACTGCACGGTCACGCGGTCGGCCACCGGCCTGACGTCCTCGCCATTAAGGGCGTTACGCACCACGGCCAGCAGGTCTTCGGATGCGACGCCGTTATTTTCACGTGACAGCACGGAGATAGTGACGCAGGCCGGAGACGGACTGGTGACAGAGATATCCGCGACACGCCCGTCGGCACTGCGACCATGATACTGATAGGCTCCCACCGACCCGGCGACGCTTAAGCCCTCAAACGCCTGCTGAATACGCAGACGATAATCGGTGTCAGACTCCATCACTGCCGGTGTCGGCGGGATAGTCGAATCATCTGCCGGGGTGATAATCAGGCGCGTGGTGTTGTAATTGGCACCAATCACATCAAGGTCATTACCGGCGGCACAGGCCAGCATCACCGCCCGTGCGGCCTCATTCACACGCTGACGCCAGATAAGCTCACGATAAGCGTTTTCCTCCAGCAGTTTGACGAGAGGCTCGGATTCCAGCGTCAGGGTACGGGCGACCGCCTCCTGCTGGTCTTCCGGGTAAAGGGAAATCAGTGTCGCCTTGCGTTCGGCAAGAATGGTTTCAAAGTCCAGCTCCTCGACCACATCCGGTGCGGGTAGCTGGTTCAGGTCGATAATCGGCATGGTTTCAACTCACAGGGATGGTTAACGAAAGTGGCTGGCCGGTGTCGTTGTGCTGACCGGTTAACGTGACCGTCATTCGCCCGTCAAAACTGCGCGCCGTGGTGACGGATGACAGGGTGACGCGGGGTTCCCATTTCAGCACGGCCATGTAACAGGCGACCTTAATCTGCAACTCAAGCGCCGGGGTCTGCGGCTGGTCAATCATTGACGCCAGCAACGAGCCGTAATCACGACGCATCACCCGTGAGCCGACCGGCGTGCGCAGGATATCGCCGATACTCTGGCTGATATGCTCAAGGTCAGTGACAGTCAGGCCATCACTGCGATTCATTCCGAGATAACGTGCTGTCATAAAGGACTCCCGGTTGTGCCGCCGCTGTCGCCGGGGTGTTTATGGGTATGCAGTACCTTACCGTTTGATGAGAGTTCACCGCCGGTGTGTTCAATGTTGCCGCGCATCGTCCCGCCCTTCTGCACTTCCAGCGTGCCGGTAGTCAGCTTGTTAGTGCAGACCACCTCCGGTGTGTCCAGGGTGATGCGGGTTGACGCTTTCACCATGACCACCGGCACCGTGGCAGTAACAGAATCAGAAGCCGTCACGCTGGCCGTTTTAATTCCGCTTACCGTGAGTGCACTGGTTTCGGGTTCATACTCAATCACCGCCCCGTCAGGGAAACGGATATGCAGGGCATCCGCCGACGCAGACGGCGCAGGGTTATCGCCGGAATAAATCCCCGGCAGAACGAACGCCGTGTCGAGTTCACCGCCCACGGCCAGAATCAGCACCTGTTCCCCCACGGAAGGTGCCCACCATGTGCGCGAACGTCCGGCGCGATGGGTCAGCCACTGAAGCCAGTCGGTGCACATGCCGCCGGTCTGCACACGGCAGCGACCGGCGTTAAGGTCGGTTTCGACGACAAGGCCGGTACGAATCATGTTGCGCAGTGCGCGCGCGAGTTCCTGAATATTTGCGAGAGTGTTCATAACGGGAAGGATGCCGCCGGGTCATACCGGCGGCAATGTGACGATGAGGTGTCGGGAATGGCACAACTAACGGTCGAGGTGAGCCAGGATAATCTCTTCAATCATCTGCACATCCTCACCGGTAAAGCCGAGCAGAGGACGCGCCGGATAATCAATTTTCTTACCGTCTTTCCGGTTTTCTTCCGACAGACCGAACTGATGCACACTGGCGATTTTCGGCGACTTCCCGCCGTAAAACTCCATTGATGCCTGCTCCGGGCTGGCGCGGATATGCAAAAAACGACTGGTGATAAGTTTCGCAAACATTTTTCGCTTAACGCGACCGGTCTTTTTTCTGGCGCTCTGCTGCTGGCGTGGTGCGTAGGGTGTGCCGTCCGGGGCTTTCTGTGCCATCACCCGGCGCTGCTGACTCTGCCGCAGACGTTTCGCCAGTTCGGCGCTCAGTCGCCGACGCCCTGACGGTGACAGCGATTCAATAAGTCCGGTCAGCCGGTCTTCAAAACGCTTAAACTCATTCATCCCACTTGCTCACCAGTTCGCCATTGATATAAAGCTCCACCGGGCGGGTGACCGGCTCCGGCGGCGGAGGTTCCGGGATATTCTTCACATGCAGTGCGCCGTCCACCTCACTGACCAGCGTGCGCTCGGTCAGCATCAGGCTGATACTGATATCAAAGCTGCTGTCATTGTTGATGTCTGCATAAAACGTGAAGCCCTTTTTCTGACCTTCGTCAGTGGTCATGATGTCGGGCTGATTTTCCCGCAGCCACGCCAGCACTGGCACAATGAGCAGGTCAAAATCACCGGTAAAGTCGGTCACAATGACATTGAGCGTGTAACGCTTTTCGAATGACAACGACGCCGCCAGCGTGGAGGCAATACTCCCGTTATCCACGAATATCCGCAGCATATCGGGGTTAGTTTTCAGCACCGTGACGGCATCAGTCAGCGCCCTGCGCAGGCTGTCGGGTTTGAGCATCGTTTTCGTCCTGACAGTATTTAATCATTTTTACCTGGCTGGCACAGCGCGCCAGCGCGTTCTCAAGCTGCCGGATATCGGCACTTAAATCACCGTTCGTCTCCGGGTCGCTGCCCGGCATCGGGCAAAGACTCACTTTCGGGCAGGCGTTGTGGACAATCACTGGCGTCGGTGCAGGCGGGGCGCTGGTGCAACCGGCGCACAGCATCAGGCAGGTCAGCGCCGTACCAGCGGCGAAAATCTTCGTTTTCATTAAGTAACCTCGTGATGGTTTTCTCGCGCTGTGCTTCACGCTTCGCGGCGTTCTCCAGTTCCTGACGCAGAGCCACCTGCGCCAGCTCGTTTTTGTCTGCCCTGGTGAGGGCAACATGAAGCTGATTTTTCAGCACGGTGATGGTCGTCTGCTGCCCGCTGGCGACGTTGTTCGCCCTGTCCAGCGAGGCGCGCAGGCTGGCGTTTTCATGCTTCGCCAGAAACAGCCCCGCCACCGCCAGTGATAACAACACAACCAGCACAATCATCAGTTTTGACATGGTTCCCGCCCCTCAAAACGCTGACGGCAGGCCGTACGTATCAGCCGGAAAAACAGCGACGCCACGAGGTAAATCAGCGCAGTAAAAATCCACCCGGCAGCGACCAGCGAGATAAACGTCACCACCATCACCACCAGAGCCGCCGCCCGTCTGCGCCACGGCACCGGCTGCAAAAACAGCGCCGTGACAATCTTCACGGCCAGCGATTCCGGCGGCAGCTCCCGCCCGTAGCGTTCCAGCACATACTCAGTGGCATACACGCCGACACCACCGGCAACCACACAGATAACCGTCGCCAGAATCGCCCAGGCAGCGACAAAATTGACGGCTACGCTCTGCGGGTAAATCAGGGACAGTGCCAACATCAGCGCCAGCGACACGTTCAGCATCAGTGAAAGGGATAATTTCTTCATGGTGTTTACTCCGTTTAAGCCGGTACGCCGCCAGCAGTACGCCAGACGGTGACCAGTTTTTCCAGTGAATGCTCACGCTGACCGTAACCGGCACCCGGCAGGGACGCCCAGATATTGCGACAGCGTGAAATGGCGCGCTCAATGCGTCCCGCCCGGATGTCATCCAGTGCACCGCGTTCGCGGATCAACTGAATGGCGAGTCTGTCCTGTGACAACGGACTGAAATCCGGCAGGGCAAGCTGTTTGCGGTAGTGCGGCCAGAACAGGTAAAGCTGCTGATAGCGACCGGAGGCCGTGGATTTTTCACCGCGACGGTTAAACACCTTCGCCGGTCGGCCATGCGCGAACGGGTGGTCACTGTAGTCGGTGAAAATTTCCGGCTTTCCGTCCAGTCCGGTGACTATCACGTCATAGCCCCGGTTTTTCGTCAGCGGATGATTCGCCGTCCCTTCGGACACGGCCAGCATGTCGAGAAAGGCGGCGATATTCTGATGCGTGTTAATTACCGGCATTACGGTTTCCCCCTGCCCTTAAAGCGGCGCTGAATGGCAATCTCAATCACCTGATAACCGGCGATACCCAGCATGGAGCCGATGCCGCACACCGCAGGCAGTGACAGGTCAGGAAACTGCACCAGAACAACACCGGCAACCATCGAGACAAAACCACCGAGCAACATGCGCCCGATAAACAGACGCGGGGTGATGGGTTCACCACCGGCAAGCACCTTGCCGACAACAATCAGCACCCCAATCATGAAAAGCGACAGGACGCTTTTTTCTTCTGCTGTCATGCGTTACTCCCACAGATTGACAGTTTCAGCCACGGGCGCGGTCTGAACGTCGGGCAGTTCGACGGCGGTGCCGTGTGGCAGCACCGCCCCCAGTTCAGCCAGTCCCGGATTTGCGGCGAGCACGGTCTCAACCACGCCCTCAGTGCGCCCGTAATACCGGACACAAATGGCGTCGAGCGTGTCGCCCTGTAGCGCAAAGGTCTTCATCAGATTTGACTCACGATGCAGCGCGGCTTGTCCTGGATACGCGCCACCGCCCAGCGCATATCCCGCCACAGCTCATCAATGGTGCTGTCAATGCTGTCAGCCTTCTTGTCGCCTTTCGCACTGGCATCCACGCCGCGATAACGCTCATAAAGCGACGCGGTCGCCATCGCACACACGGCGCGCTCGTAGTAAAAAACTTTGATGCTTTCACCGTCGATGTCGTCCGCCGGGACGTCCGCCAGACGCGTAAAACCGGCGGCAATTTTCTGTTCGCGGTACTCGTACAGCTCCGCATTCGTCTCCGCCATGCCTGACTTGATGGCCTCACGCAGACGGGCGGGGGCGACGGTCTGCTCAAGGCGCATACGTTCCCGGACGCGCTTCGGGTCGATATCGGGAAAAAAGAACGTGTTTTTAATCACCGGCTCGTCGCCTGCCGGTTGCGGGATGACCACCGTACCCTCACCGGACACGGGAGCCTCCTTTCGCGGAATAATCAGCGTCATCATGACTACCTCTGAAAAGTCGGGCGGTGGACGCCGGTGCAGTGTCAGGTGATTCACCCTCACTGACCGGCGTGCCGCCCTGGCGCGGGGCGCATTCGGTTGTTAACTGGCTTTCTTTTTCGGGCGTCCACGTTTTGCCGGTGTCACGCTCCGGGTCTTACGCGGGGCGCGGGTGGCCGCTTTTGGCTGCGGCTCCGGCTTCGGTTTCAGCTCCCGCTCCAGTCGTTCAATCTCTTTTTTGACGCCTGCCTGACAGTCGAGCTGTGTCGCACGTTGCAGGTGCGCCAGCGCACCGGCGGCATCACCAGCGTCACGCAGAAACAGACCGGTGATTTTGTGCAGCTTTGCGCGCACTTCATCAGGCATGTCTGCCGTGGCGGTCAGTGCAAGGGTCTCCGTCAGCAGGCGGGTATCCACAGACTCACCGGCAGCGTGGGCGCGCATGGCCGCGAGCGCCACCTCCTCGGTGAACATGTACGGCGGGGTGCGGCGGTGTTTACCCGGCATGGTCAGACCGTACTTCAGGGCATAACGGGCAATCTCCAGCGCACCGGCAATATCGCCGGTATCCAGACGCCACAGCATGACCGTCATCAGAATGTCATCCTGTGCACCTTTGCCCTGCTCCAGCACGCCGTTCACCCACGGCAACCAGAACGGCAGCAGTTCGCGTTTTTTCGCGGCCTTCAGCTCTTTTGAATAAATCGCTTTCAGTGTGCGCTGGTCTGCGGCCAGCTTGACCAGCATCTGCTCATAGACAGTTGCATGTCGCAGCGGGGCGGCGTCCCGCTGCGCGGTCATCGCTGCCGAGACCCGCATCATGTGGCGCTGTGCGGGACTCGTCATCGGTTACGCTCCCGGCTCTGCGGTCACTTTAGTCGGTGTGGAGAAGTCACCGACCTTAATTTTTTCCACCAGACAACCGGCGGCGTAGTCTTCCACCACGTAATCAATGTTCATTGACTCGTAGTTCTCCACGCGGTCGAGTTTCGGGTTTTCCTCAATCACGCGGCGATGGCTGTCATCCATGTAGTAGATGGACAGGTTTTCCAGCTTCGTGATGAGCATCGCATCCGCCGGGAAGTACGGGACGCGTACCGCCGGCAGGTTACCGATGCGTTTCTGGCTGATGATGACGTCAGCGGCCAGCATTTCGCTGTTGTCCTGCTCCTTGTTGACGATGGGGAAATACTTGTCCGCCAGTAGCTGACGCCCCACAATCACCACAAGGTCAGGGTCTTCCTGATACCACGGCTCAATCAGGTTGTTGGTCGCATCCATCACCAGTGCATCAAGGCTGGCATAATCACCGCCCTTACCCACGCGGATAACCTCAGAGGTGGTGTGGCCTTCCTCGTCAGTGACCTTGCTCATCACGCGCGCCGGGGCTTCATTGCGGTATTTCTGCAGCCAGCCGACCGCCACATCCTGCAGCATCGGATTACTGCTGCGGTCAGAGGTTTCGGCACGCCTCACGCCGTTAAAACCGGCCATGATTAAATCAAGGGACTGGCGTTTGATAATGGCGTTACGGATACGGAGCTGGAAATCCTGATAACGCGCCCACAGGTCAAGCGTTTTGTAGCGGATATAAAAATCGAAGTTAATCTGGTCGCATTCGTACTTGTTTGACGCCAGCTTCGAGAAGTCCTTCGGCTGACGCTCGGTGCCACCGGCGGTGTCGGTGGTGCTGGCGATGGAGCCGGTGACACCAATACCAATTTTTTCCCCTTTCATTTCGCTGACCGGCACAATGTTGATGCGGGTCAGAAAGTCAGAGGACTCCTGCATGGTGTTCATCAGGGTCTGGGTGACCGACGGTTCAACGGTGAATTTTTTCGACACATCACCGGCGTCGATGCCGTTCAGTTCGGCAACACGGGACAGGTAGGCATTAAATTTAAAGCGGGTTTCCTGGCGCATAGTTTTTCCTGAAATTAAGGGTTAATCGTGAAGGTTTTCCGGGACTGACGCCGGTCAGCAGTTCGTCATCAGGGCGTCACCGCCACCGCCGGTGGCCTTGCTGCGGCGCTGCTGGGTCAGACTTTCGGTGTGGTCGAGACTGTTTTTCAGGCGGGTGAATGCCTGGCTGGTTTCATCCGCCCTGTCAGTCACCTCCTGCTTAAGTGCGGAAAAGGCGGTTTCCATCTCAGCGAGGCGCTGCTCAGTGGCGCTCAGTTTTTCCTGCACATGTTCAGCAACAGCGGTCACCGCTTCATGCACGTCATTCAGACGGGCGTCATCGCTGGCCTGTTTGCGGCCAAAAATGGATTTCACCTTTTCGGTCAGGGCGGTGAACACGGTTTCAGGCAGGTCTTCAAATTCCAGCTCAACAGGCGTTGCCACTGAAATCAGGTTTTCAGGGCTTAATTTGAAGCGGTTCAGGGGGTTGTGTTTTGCCGTGCGGCAGAATTCCAGGTATTCCGTGCCGAGGCTTGCCGGGTCATCGGTGACGGCCAGCCCCACCAGATAACATTTGCCGGTGTTGGCAAAGTTCGGCTGAATTTCCATTGAGGTGTAGACCTTCTGCGCGGCCTTGTTCATCGCGATAAGGTCATCGGTCGGGGTGATTTTCGCAAACAGCGCCCATTTGCCTTTCAGCGCCGAATCATCGTCAATCTTTTCGGCCTTCAGTTCGGCCACATCGCCATAACGCTTAAAAATACCGTCAGGCAGGATGCCGCGCAGATGTTCCAGGTTAATGCGGCAACCATAGACACGCGGGTCAAAGGTTTCGGCCATTTCCTGAATATCCTGCGCACTGATGACACGCCCGTCACAGGTGTCACCCTCAACGCCGATACGAAAGAATTTTGAGACTTTTTTTGCCATTGTCAGGAGTCCTGAATAGTGATTAGAGGAGTCACATGTCGGCATCAGTTTCCCGACGATGCGCATCCTCCGCCATCAGTCCCGGATGGCTTATCACTGACACAACAGCACCTTAGCGAATCGCGGGGCGCGACTCAGTAGCCTTGCCGTGTATTCATCACGGCGAGGTATTCATGACCATCACCACAGACACCACTCTTTTACACGACCCGCGTCGTCAGGCGGCGCTGCTGTACTGGCAGGGGTTTTCCGTGCCGCAGATTGCCGCCATGTTGCAGATGAAACGCCCGACGGTGCAGAGCTGGAAACAGCGCGACGGCTGGGACAGCGTTGCCCCCATCAGCCGTGTCGAAATGAGTCTGGAAGCGCGGCTGACCCAGCTCATCATCAAACCGCAGAAAACCGGCGGTGACTTCAAGGAAATTGACCTGCTCGGACGCCAGATTGAACGACTGGCACGGGTCAACCGTTACAGTCAGACCGGCAACGAGGCAGACCTTAATCCGAACGTCGCTAACCGCAACAAAGGCGGGCGTCGCAAACCGAAAAAGAATTTTTTCAGTGACGAGGCCATCGAAAAGCTGGAGCAGATTTTCTTTGAGCAGTCTTTCGACTATCAGTTGCACTGGTATCGCGCCGGGCTTGAGCACCGCATCCGCGATATCCTGAAATCCCGCCAGATTGGCGCAACGTTTTATTTTTCCCGCGAGGCGCTGCTGCGCGCCCTGAAAACCGGTCATAACCAGATTTTTCTGTCGGCCAGTAAAACGCAGGCGTATGTGTTCCGCGAATACATCATCGCCTTTGCCCGGCTGGTTGACGTTGACCTGACCGGTGACCCGATTGTCCTGGGCAATAACGGCGCAAAACTGATTTTTCTCGGCACCAACTCCAACACCGCACAGAGCCATAACGGCGACCTGTACGTCGACGAGATTTTCTGGATCCCGAATTTTCAGGTACTGCGTAAGGTGGCATCAGGTATGGCCTCACAGAGTCACCTGCGCTCGACCTATTTCTCCACCCCGTCCACGCTGGCGCACGACGCCTATCCGTTCTGGTCAGGTGAACTGTTCAACCGGGGACGCGCCAGCGCCGCCGAACGCGTGGAAATCGACGTCAGTCATAACGCCCTTGCCGGTGGGCTTCTCTGTGCGGACGGCCAGTGGCGGCAGATTGTCACCATTGAGGACGCCCTGAAAGGTGGCTGCACACTGTTCGACATTGAGCAGCTCAAACGTGAAAACAGCGCCGACGATTTTAAAAACCTGTTCATGTGTGAATTTGTTGACGACAAGGCGTCGGTGTTCCCGTTCGAGGAGCTGCAACGCTGCATGGTCGACACGCTGGAAGAATGGGAAGACTATGCGCCGTTTGCCGCGAATCCGTTCGGCTCCCGCCCGGTCTGGATTGGTTACGACCCGTCACACCGTGGCGACAGCGCCGGATGCGTGGTGCTGGCACCGCCGGTGGTGGCCGGTGGCAAATTCAGAATACTTGAGCGTCACCAGTGGAAAGGCATGGACTTTGCCACCCAGGCTGAATCCATCCGCAAACTCACCGAAAAATACAACGTCGAATACATCGGTATTGATGCCACCGGCCTCGGTGTCGGCGTGTTCCAGCTCGTGCGCTCGTTCTATCCCGCCGCGCGCGATATCCGCTACACGCCGGAAATGAAAACCGCAATGGTGCTCAAGGCAAAAGACGTTATCCGCCGTGGCTGTCTGGAATATGACGTCAGCGCCACCGACATCACCAGCTCGTTTATGGCTATCCGCAAGACCATGACCAGCAGCGGACGCAGCGCCACCTATGAGGCCAGCCGCAGCGAGGAAGCCAGCCACGCCGACCTCGCCTGGGCGACCATGCACGCCCTGTTAAATGAGCCACTCACCGCCGGTATCAGCACCCCGCTGACATCCACCATTCTGGAGTTTTACTGATGAGCAAGAAAAAAGGGAAAACACCGCAACCTGCGGCAAAAACAATGACCGCCAGCGCCCCGAAAATGGAGGCATTCACCTTTGGCGAGCCGGTGCCGGTACTCGACCGCCGTGACATTCTGGATTACGTCGAGTGCATCAGTAACGGCAGATGGTATGAGCCACCGGTCAGCTTTACCGGTCTGGCAAAAAGCCTGCGTGCTGCCGTGCATCACAGCTCACCGATTTACGTCAAACGTAATATTCTGGCCTCAACATTTATCCCGCATCCGTGGCTTTCCCAGCAGGATTTCAGCCGCTTTGTGCTGGATTTTCTGGTGTTCGGTAATGCGTTTCTGGAAAAGCGTTACAGCACCACCGGTAAGGTCATCAGACTGGAAACCTCACCGGCAAAATATACCCGCCGTGGCGTGGAGGAGGATGTTTACTGGTGGGTGCCGTCCTTCAACGAGCCGACAGCCTTCGCGCCCGGCTCCGTGTTTCACCTGCTGGAGCCGGATATTAATCAGGAGCTGTACGGCCTGCCGGAATATCTCAGCGCCCTTAACTCTGCCTGGCTGAATGAGTCGGCCACGCTGTTCCGCCGCAAGTATTACGAAAACGGCGCTCATGCCGGATATATCATGTACGTCACCGATGCCGTGCAGGATCGCAACGATATCGAAATGCTCCGCGAAAACATGGTTAAGTCAAAAGGCCGCAACAACTTTAAAAACCTGTTTCTCTATGCCCCACAGGGAAAAGCCGACGGCATTAAAATTATCCCGCTCAGTGAAGTGGCGACGAAGGACGATTTTTTTAATATCAAAAAAGCCAGTGCCGCAGACCTGCTGGACGCGCACCGCATCCCCTTTCAGTTGATGGGCGGCAAGCCGGAGAACGTCGGGTCGCTGGGTGATATTGAGAAAGTGGCAAAGGTCTTTGTCCGCAATGAGCTTATCCCGTTACAGGACAGGATTCGGGAAATAAACGGCTGGCTCGGTCAGGAGGTCATCCGCTTTAAAAACTACTCACTGGACACAGACAACGGTTGAACATCGCCGCCTGCGGGCGGCTTTTTTACACCCCGTCATCACGCCCTCACACGCTCACCACCGCACAAAACACCCCGCAGACACACCAACGCCTCAACGGGCAGACTAAGCGCCTTCACGACGCGCTCAGACGCTGAAAAAATAAAATCAGCACCACCGCCAGCGCGCAGTGCTTTCCCCGCCTCGCCCGCCCGCTTCATAGGGCGCTTTTAATGCAATTGCATTAAAACACAGTAACCGCATCAACACTGATAACAAACATGGAAAAGCATGGCAACTAACACACGCAAAAAAATGCACTTAATGAATGCAGTAATAAAAATCTCAGGAAATTGACAATTCATTTATTTTTTCAAAATCCCAGTTAGTTAAAGGCTCGCTATCATTACAAGCAATCAAAAAATGTCTTAGCTCTAACAGCAAGTAGTAATAGTAGTTGCCACCAACAAGCGTTAACATTACCATAACAAACAACAAGCATTCCTACACCTACGTCAGATGAACAGGTAATTATGATTAATTTAATTATGGGTGGTTTTCCCGACCACTACGACCACTGGAAACCATTCAGCCAAAATAATGGAGAATTCTCATTTCTTTTATCACGAATGTTTGAAAACACCTCCGATGGCATTCGCAAAAAACTATCCCCATTAAGCAGTAATGTACTATCTTATCTTGAAAAACTCCCAACAATATTCATGAGTGAAGCTTATCAAATAGAGGGAGCAAAAACTTATTATGTCGACATACGAATTGGAAGAATTTCAAATATTCACATTAAGGGAAAAGAAATCAACTTCCAATTTGCAATCACCCATACACACAATGAAATCAAAATATCAGACGCCAAAAGTGTTGAAAGCAGTTTAGAACTCGGAACTTATGGCCTTAAAAGAACACACTGGGCCATAAAAGACAAAAATATAGATGATATCCTTAAGACATTTGGTATTAACCAAAATGCACAAGTGGATAGCAGTCCAGCGCCTCTCCCAGACGAAGATAGCACATTATTAACCGTAAATAGTTTACAAGAATTTATTGAAAAAGTTCTCCATATAACAGCAGATATGGATGAGGAGATTTTTTACAGGGGTCATTCAGATTCATCTTATGAACTTGCACCATCTCTTTTCAGAAAATATGAAAATGGGAACTATAAATTTCTACATAATGAAATCAACCTTGTTAAAGAAGCATTGAGCGCAAGACCCTCAGAATTCATTGATGATACATCAATGCTTGATAAACTTGTAAGAATGCAACATTATGGCATACCTACTCGCTTACTTGACATCACATCAAATCCATTAATTGCACTTTATTTTGCATGCAGTAGTATAAATTCCGACAAAAACGATATCGATGGTCAAGTAATAATATTTAAAACACACAGAGAGAACATTAAATTTTTCGATTCCGACACTGTCAGTTGCATATCTAATTTATGCATGCTATCAAAAGACATGAAAGACAAGCTTTCTTTCGAAGAAAGAAATAATGATTTTAACAGCTCTCATGCTTGCCTTAAACTCTTAGAATCCATAAAGCATGAAAAACCATATTTTAAAAGCATAATAAATCCAGAGGATTTGGAAAAAATAATTTTTGTAAAAAGCAGAATAAATAATGAAAGAATATCATCTCAATCCGGTGCCTTTTTATTATTCGGTAATAACGCCGTTTTTCCTGAGATATCCAACGATCAGGCAGATAATTCACCATACAATTTTAAGACAGAAAAAATAAACATCAGAGACAAAAAGAAAATTTTAAAAGAACTTGCCGTGCTCAATATTACTGATGCCACTGTATATTTAGGATTGGAAAGAACAATGAAACTAATCACAGAAAAATACACATTAAAAAATTAGCATTCCATAACCAAAATATCTCCATACTTCCCCGCAGAAATTAAGGCTACGGGGAAATAACATCAGTAAGTATCTTAAGAACAATATAATCACTTACAGAAACCTGTATTAAAGTGCAGTACTTGCTTTTAATGTAAGCACCTTTGATCTATAACGTTGTTCAATTACCCCCATAGAATGCAATCGTCCAAATAACTTTTTGGCAGTATGAGTTTCTCTTGCACACGCTGCATCCTTTATCATTTTCCAATATTCAATTTCTTGAGACATTAAAAGATGCTGCTTATTCCTGACTTTTAAAGAACCGCCCAAAACAATAACACCTGTTACCAACTTAGGCTTTTCTCTACTATAAATTTTTGTTTTATCCGCATGCATCACATGACCATGCTTATTTATTATTTTGCGAATCACTGAACAAAATAGTCTATTAACGTTTTGTCCTGAAAAAGTTAGATCATCAACATAAACAGACATATTTACGTGTAGTTTATTACAAAGTTGGTGTATTTCTCCGAACATTCTGGAATTTGCAAAATATGCAAGAGGCATACTAATCCTGCTACCTGTAGGCAAACGCCCATAGCAAGTACATATATACGATAATACATCCGCAACATCAGATGACATCTTCATAACAGAAAAAAAGAATGAAAATATCATTTCTCTGGTAGTTGATGGAAAAAAAGCCCTGATGTCGGTTGTCATCAACCTTTCATTATTAAGGTGGATTTTAGCATTAGTAACATTAGAACATCCCTTCTTTCCAGAATGTAGATAATCTGGCAAAGTAATTCGCGATAGCAGACTTGCAATACGAGTATGCACCACATCTAATTTTTCTAATGGTTTTTGTATCTTACGTGGCTTTCCGTTTTTAGATAACTGTTCAAAAATAGAATAATTGCCTTCATCTTTTTTTAAGGTTGATAAATCCCCTACATCAACCCCCAATAAAGAAGCCAATTTCCTTTTACTTCTCATTTTATAAAACGGCGAATCAATTATATCGTAAGATTTATTTTTAGTGGAAATTTTGAGTTTTATTCGTCTTTTCATTTTTCTTATTCGCCCACTCAATAACATCTAATACTTTACCAGCTAAATTTAAACGGAAACGCTTAGATAAACGCCCCTGCGTACCTAACGATTCTGAAAAAAATACTAAAGAAGATACCGGCATATCGAAATGGGAGGCGTAACGCTGTAAAACATCAATTGTAGGCGACCAAACCCCACTTTCGAGTTCTACTATTTTTTCTTTTGGAATACCTAAAGATGTTGATAAATCAACCAATGACTCTTTATGGTATTGCCTTATTAAACGAAGGGCTCTGTGTAACATAGGCAACTCCATGCTATTGAAACTAGGGAGGACGCATTACTCATCACCCCCTTCAAAGTAGTCCAGTGCTCGAGTGGCTAAATCAAACAGTCTAATACCCCATTTGATTAATTTCCAAACATAACCAGCCCACTTTTTCAGGTTTGACTTGTTCTGCGCCTGCTGTTCGTTGGTTAATTTATCATTCTTCATGATTTGCTCCTTATGCCCATAGTGTGCAAACGATATGCCTGCTCCAACACTATGGTTCGCCCTCATAAGGATGAGATTGAACAGCACTAGCCCCCTGCTCCACGAACCCTTGGTCGCCCAAAGGGTTCGAATACCCATACGCCATACCGCCTGATCCTGTGACTCTTGTCGCTGGCAGGGGCGTTGCGCGGGGTAAATGTTAGAAAGCGTTAACTTTCCACGGGTAAAGTTACCCAATTGATGGCGATGTATCTCACTAACTAACCAATGTTTGCATCATAACAAGTAAACCGTTGTATTTGATCTCCCTATATATAATATTTTTTTATATTAAATAAACAATTAATAAATATTAAACATAAAACATATTAAAGCGACCTCCTCCATGCCTTCATTGCATTGAATTTTAACGTTTTTTATATAAAAAATGACACTTCATCTTGAAATCCGAACCACTCATCAGCGACCGGATACGTGAATTTTTTCCCGTCATAATTTACGGTCGCGCCACGCGCCAGCGCCTCAAGCTCCCATCGCTGCGGCTTGATACCGTTCTGAGCAAGGTCAACGCGGATACGGGTAATTTGCATTCTTTCCGACCGGGCCAGTCTGGCCGATGGTGCAATTTCATGTGGTTTTAACGGGCTTCCGTTTCTTTGCTGACGATTTGGCGTTCTCCGACCGTGTTTTAATGCACCTCTGAGCGCCCTCACGACCTCCGGGTCACTCCATTCGATAACACCATCATCAACCAGATTAAGCACTGCTGCGGCGTGTTCAGAAGGTGTGGGAGCCGGTAACGAAGTATCACCACCGGTGAGCTTTCCACAGTTATTGACAGGACTCCGAGGCGCGGCGATGCCGCTTTTTAAAGTCAAAGGCTCAACGACCGGCACTTTCGGAACAATGCGCCAGTCCGTCGTTCTGGTGATATGAATATGACGCGCGCCGAGATGCGGCGCGTAAATGCCGACCACTCTCT